TTTAAGGAACTAGCAAATGGCTAATAAAGTCTACGAAGAAGTTCTAGACTTTGACTTTGGTTTCAGCTTTATTGATGAAGAGCTTCAAGAAAAAGAAGCTGAAGCCAAGGACGCCATTCAAAAGGTCAGCAGCGAGAAGCAAACACTTGAGGATCAACTCACTGATGCTAAACTCGCGGCTGACGACCTTGAATATAGATTAGAACTGTTATTTAAATCCGTCACACCATTCTTAGATAATCTATGTAAGAATTCTGAAAAATCAACAATTTATTGGCCTGATCGCGTAAGTAAGATTGAGGCCTATAAGAGTAAACTGAAATCAATAGTAGAAGGTAGTTAATATGAGTCTCTTAGACAAACTTGTAAAAAACAGCACAATTAAAATGACAGCGCCATTAATGGAATCAAAAGTATATGGTAAAAAAGATATGGCGCCAACAGAAGTTCCAATGGTAAACGTTGCTTTATCAGGAAGAATTGATGGTGGTTTAACACCCGGACTATTGGTATTAGCTGGACCATCAAAACACTTTAAGTCAGCATTCGCATTGTTGATGGCAGGTGCTTTTATGAAACGAAACAAAGATGCTGTTTTGTTATTTTATGATGCAGAGTTTGGTACGCCACAAGCGTACTTTGAAAGCTTTGGTATTGATATGGATAGAGTTGTTCATACACCAATTACTAACGTTGAAGAACTCAAATTTGATATTGCCCAACAGCTCGACCAAGTCGATAAGAAGGACAATGTAGTTATTGTTATTGACTCAGTTGGTAACTTGGCTTCAAAGAAAGAGGTTGGAGATGCACTTGATGGTAAATCAGTTGCGGATATGTCAAGAGCGAAAGCGCTCAAATCATTATTCCGTATTGTAACACCGCATCTTAATCTTAAAGATATTCCTCTGATTGCGGTTAACCATACTTACCAAGAGATTGGTTTGTTTCCAAAAGCTATCGTATCTGGTGGTACAGGGATTTATTATTCCGCTGATGCCATTTGGATTATCGGTCGTCAACAGGATAAGGTTGGTACTGAAATTAAAGGTTATCACTTTGTTATTAATATTGAGAAATCTCGACACGTTAAAGAGAAATCAAAAATTCCAATCTCAGTATCTTGGGATGGTGGTATCGTCAAATGGTCAGGTCTAATGGATGTGGCTGAAAAAGGTGGTTACCTCAACAAACCAAAAGTTGGTTGGTATGAAGCAATTAATCCAGAAACAGGTGAGGTTATTTCTGAAAAGCTAATGAGAGCAAAAGAAGTAAACGACAATAAAGAGTTTTGGTTAATGATGTTTGAGAAAACAAACTTTGGTCAATATATCAAAGATGCATTTACTATTGGTGCATCAGGTGCTATTATGCGCGATGATGAGGTATCGTCAGAAGATCTCGATGCCGTACTTGAAGATCTTGAAGATTGAAAAAAGTAGTTGACATTTTTAACTAAATGTAATATTATAAAAGTATGGCGGTTCAATTACAGAGCCGCCATATTCAACTCAGCCACTGGAATTAATAATGATAGAGAACACAGTATTAAGTAACTTAGTATTTAACGAAGATTATTTTCGTAAAGTATATCCGTATATTAAAACAGATTACTTTGAGGATAACAACCACAAGAAAATATTTGAAACGTATTCAAGTTACGTTGAAGAATATAGAGATCCTCCTTCAGTCGAGGTACTCAAACTAACACTTGACAAACGTAAAGATTTAAACGAAGAGTCATACAAAAGTGTAATGGCTTCAGTTGATACACTCAAACGAGATAACGATACAGACCAAGAATGGCTTGTAAAAGAAACTGAAAAGTTCTGCCAAGATCGCGATTTATATAATGCAATTCGTAAAGCGATCCTTGTAGTTGATGGATCAGAAGCTGAACTCGGTAAAGACGGTCTCCCTGCTCTATTACAAGACTCACTTAGTATTAGTTTTGATAGCTCGGTTGGTCACGATTACCTTGAAGATTATGAGTCACGGTATGACTTTTACCATAAGAAAGAAGAGCGTATTCCTTTTGATATTGAATTGCTCAACAAGATTACCAAAGGTGGCTTACCACGTAAATCTATGACAGTTCTATTGGCTACAACCGGTGGTGGTAAATCATTGGTCAAATGTCATGCGGCTGCTTCGGCATTACTTGCTGGTAAAAACGTATTATATATTACAATGGAAATGGCAGAGGAACGTATCTCTGAACGTATTGATGCTAATATGATGGGCGTTACTATTGATGAAGTATCAGAAATGCCACGTGATGTATATAATAAAAGAATGGAACGCATCAAAGGTAAAACCACTGGTAAACTCGTTGTTAAAGAATATCCAACAGGTTCAGCTCACACTGGTCACTTCCGACATTTATTAACAGAGCTACGTATGAAACGTAACTTCAAACCAGATGTTATTATGATTGACTATTTGAACATTTGCGCATCATCTCGAGTTAAAGGTGCCGCGGCTGCTAATTCATATACATTAGTAAAATCAATCGCTGAAGAAATTCGTGGTCTTGCTATGGAATATAATTGTGCAGTGATTACATCATCTCAGTTCAATAGAGATGGCTATGGTAATACTGATGTTGATTTGACAAACACATCTGAGTCAATGGGTATTACTCACACCGCGGATTGTATCCTTGGTTTGATTACATCTGAAGAACTTGATGGTCTTGGACAATTAATGATTAAACAACTTAAAAACCGTTGGGGTGACTTAAGCCATTATCGTCGTTTCGTTGTTGGTATTGATAGAGCAAAAATGCAAATATATGATCTTGAAGATAGTGCGCAAAGAGGTATTACACAAGGTCAAGCTGTTGCTAACTCTATGCCTAAACCTTCAGTATCTTTTGGCGATGATAGTCCTGTATTTGATAAAGGTCAAATTGGAAAGGTTAACAAAAAAGATTTGTTTAGTGCTGGCGAATTGATGTAGTTCAATATTATAAATAGTTCTAAACAAAGCACTACGGAGTTAACTATGAAACGTTTTCAGGAATATGTTACCGAACAAAAACGCGGTGGCGCAAAGAAAAACAAAGTAAGTGCCACTGATATGGAAGCAGTTATCGTTGTTGCATTTAACGGTGGTTGGGATAAAGCTAAAGATACATATGGTTTAAAACAAACTGTATATGAATCAGGCGAAAAAATTGCTCAAACTATCGCAGATGATATCAGAAAAACAACTAAAGCTTCTCCAAACTCTCTAATTCATTTTGGATCTGGCGCAGGACAGCTAAATCCAAAATGGTTAGGATCTAACGGTACTCCAAAAACTGACTTATATTCTACAGACGGCATTAACATATCACTTAAACAAAAAGGTGGTTCTCAAGTTATGTCTGGATATAAGGAGGAAACAATTTCTACGTTCTACGCAGCAATGGATAGCATGGGCGATAAAGCTCCTAAAGAAATTGATAAATTAATAAAAAAATTAGATCCGGTCCTTAGAAAGATTACAGTACCCGGAAATGTAAATACAATTATTAATTCAATCAAAGGTAAGTCTATTCCTAAAGGTATTAAGGCAAAGCAGGCAAGTGGCAAAGTGATGGACATTAAGTTTAATCCAAAAGAATATGCTGCTAAGCAAGCTGAAATTGTTGATTGGAAAGCCGCCATGCAAGAGCTTAATCCAGTATTTAGAGAATTCTTTGAGGCCAATACAGAGTTTAGAAGATACTTTGTGTATGAGGCAGCAACAGGCGATTTTAAATTTGCTCCTGACAAATACGCTAACTCTAATTGGATGGTAGAGTTTGATCCTGAGTTTGGAAGTAAGAATAACATTGTTCAACTATCATTAGGACATAACCAACCTGCCCCGTTTATTGATAAGCTAGCAAAAAAGGTTACGGTTAGAATATCTCCAAAAACACCAACAGGTTCAAAAGTAACCTCGCAAGGTACTGCATCAACTGTTGGATCGTTTAGATTGACGGTAGCAGAAAACTCATTTGATACATTTGAAACAATGATGTTAAGAGAACAAACAAAGTTTACTGAGTCACTATTAACTGAAGGCGTTTTGACTGAAGCAGGATTATTTAGTAAACTTAAAACATGGTTATCCAAATTATATTACAAAGTAATTAAAAAGATTAAGCAAATTGCTAAGTTAGGATATGAAGCACTGATGTCATTTTTCCAATTTGAAGTTAGCAAAGTTGAAACATCAGGTTTACAACAGTTTGGATTTAAATAAATGTTAAGTTTTAAGAACTACCTCACTGAGGAAAAGAATGTTCATATGGAACATCTCGAAGACTCGATTTTAAACCTTGGTGTTGATGGCACACGTTCTGCTATTAATTTCCTTAGAGCATTAAGAGATATGCTGCAAGGTAGTTCAAAATCTAAAGTTAACGTATCAGTTAAATGGGATGGAGCACCTGCTATATTTGCGGGTATTGATCCAAGTGACAAAAAATTCTTTGTTGCTAAAAAGGGTATTTTCAATAAGAACCCTAAAGTATATAAGACAGCAGCCGATGTCGATGCAGACACGTCTGGCGATTTAGCAGTGAAATTAAAACTAGCCTTAGAAGAGTTTCCTAAACTTGGTATTAAAGGTGTAGTACAAGGTGATTTTCTATATGATAAAAAAGATCTCAAGATATTGGACATTAAGGGTGAACCGCATGTTACTTTCCATCCTAATACGATTGTATACGCGGTACCTCAATCATCAGACCTCGGTAAACAAATACTTAAATCCAAAATCGGAGTGGTTTGGCATACGGTCTACAGAGGACGTAGCTTTGAAGAAATGTCTGCAAGTTTTGGAGAGGAGATTGCATCAAGCCTCAAAACAACAAAAACGTGCTGGTCGGTAGACGCAGTATATAGAGATGTTTCAGGCACGGCAACGATGACGGCTGCAGAGACCGAAAAGGTTAATAAAGTATTATCAGCTGCAGGTGCTCTATTCCAAAAAATAAAACCAGCAACACTAAACGGTATCGCAAACAATCCTGATACTTTAATGCGAACAAAGACATTCGTTAATACTAAAATTAGAGCTGGCGAAAAGATACGTAATACTCGTATGTTAGTAAAAGATTTAGAAAAAGACATTGATGATATATACGAAAAAGAAGCTGCCAAACGAAAAACCGATAAAGGTAGAAGAGGACAGCGGGCCAAAAAAGACGCAACATTAGAATACTTTAAGAAAACATCAACTAAAGAATTAG